ACCATTTCAGGTAATCACTCATCGTCTTCTTCCTCGTACATTGAGCTATTCGGATCGCTCATCAGTTCTGCGCAGCAGTGCTCACACACGTGAACTTCCAGCACATGCAGCTTCTGACCGCAGTTAGCGCACGTTAAAGCTCGCTCGACGCTTTCTTGTTCGTAACTTCGATTTGGGTCAATCACCTTGTATTCCTCGCACGATGTCTTAGCCACCGGATATCCCACAGGTGAGCCGTGTAGTTGAAGGTTTTTACGTCAGATTCTTTCGGGATTGGCTTGCGTTTATTTCTGTAGCGTTTCGTTGGAAGGTATTTGCAGTTTTCGCAGATTATGTCGGTGATACTTCGTCGCTGTCGCCTCATGCCGCCCTCCTGACGCCATGCCCGATTGCCATCAATGCCGCTTTGGATACGGTAGTAAACATCCGTCGAGGACTGATGAACGGTCGCCAAATCAGCAGCATGGAGCCTTTGCTGTTTCCCTTCTTCTCCAGCCCTGTCGATGGTTCGATAAAATTAATCCGTCCATCAGTGATGATGCGAACTTCGTCGACACTCTCCAGAGCCTTGCTGAACCATCCGACTGACATATCCTCTGGCACAAGCATCACTACCGTCTGTCGCTGTTGTATGCACTGCTCAGCGGCTTTTTCCACCCACGGCCTGATATTGCTGTACGGTGGGTTATTCCAGATTGCACCGTGGCTTACCCACTCAGAATTGAGCGCGTCGTCGACCTCAGTTAGCCAGTGAGCGCACAGAGCGTTTTTGTCGCTCGCAGCTGAATCCAGCCAGAATCCAAACTCAATATCCAGTGCATCAAAAAGCCAAAGCGGCGTTTGCCAGCAGTCTCTAACTTCTTTTGGTGTTTCTGATTTATGCTTAATCATTCAACCCTCGCATATTGTCCGTGATATTTGTTGATAGCCTCACTGGCAACCAAACCAGCAAGCTCAAGATCTTCATAGAACCCAAAATGCAACCGGCCAAAATCTGTGCGCACTTGAACGTCCCATTTATTTTTTTGCTTGTTCCATAAAACATTTTTTATTCCAGAACGGCTATTGCACTTAGTTTTCTGATTTCGGCTGTTTGCTATCCGGCTTGCCTCCCTAAGATTTTTTGGGGAATTGTCCAGCCTGTTTCCGTTAATATGGTCAATATTTTTCAATGGCATTCTTTTGTTGTGCAGCGCAAAAACAACTACGTGAACAAACATCTGAATGCCTGCAAAACACACCTGTCTATACCCAGATCCATTTATCGATGTTTTAATTTCATCTCCGGCCCGGTGGCTGTGGTTGGGGTGTTTTAGCGAGTCCTTTTTGTATCTGACTGTATCTCCGTCTAAATACAGATAATCCTCAATAAGCCGATACCTATCTGACGCTGGCGTATTTGATTTGATAGTCATGCAGCACTGTCTCCCCATCTCGCTTTCCACTCCAGAGCCAGTCGCGCTTCGTCTGACCACTTAACGCCACGCTCTGTACCGAATGCCTGTATAAGCTCTAATAGCTCCGCAAATTCGCTTACACGCATCCTGCTGGTTGACTGGCCTATTACCACAAAGCCATTCCCGGCAAGGTTAGGAACAACATCCTGCTGCTTTAATGCTGCGGTAAACACACACTTCCAGCTTTCTGCATCCAGCCAACGCCCATGCCATTCAACCTGACGAGAGACGTCACCAAGGCAAGCCCAAAGCTTCCGATTCTGGTCTAAGCTGCGGTTGCGCTCCTGAATGATCACTACGATTGGCTTGGTTGGGTCTGGAAGGATTTGCTGTACTGCGTGAATAGCGTTTTGCTGATGTGCCGGAGATCGAATTTCAAAGGTTAGTTTTTTCATGACTTCCCTCTCTAACAGATTTCAGGTTATTCCACTCCGTTACCGCACTGCGATAATTCGCGGCCGCCACAGCAGCGTGGTTAGCGCAGTAGATTTGGCACCCGTTCTCCATGTCGAATATTGTCGGTGATTTTCCGCATTTACATTTTTTGGCACGCGGTGCGTCTGAACACATTCCGTTAACGGTGTCCATCAGGATCCCCCTCGTTCTTAATCCAATAAAAAAGGGCTACTGTGTAAATAGCCCCTGTTATTAGCTCAGTGATGTAGATGGTCATTGCTTCATCTCCCTTTCCATTTCATCAATGTCAACGTCATCAGGAAGATGGGAGCAATACGCCGCTATACCACGATGATTTATCTCATACCCTTTGAACGTTACCATCTGGTGCGTAATCTCAACTTCGTTCAGGAATCCGTCATCGCATAACTGCCTGGCTATTTTCGATTTGGTCTGGATTATTGGTAGTGCCTGTTCTTTCAAAGCGCATGATATTTGTGCATCCCATGCCTTTTCGAGAATGGCTAATTGTTTTTTATTCATTTAATACTCCGTCACGTTTTCCTGTCGCCACGCCTCGTCATATTCCGATTTCGGCATATTGGCGATGTAGCTATATGGCGATCCTGATTCAAGTTGCAGGAACTGGTGCGATTGCTCGTCAAGGAACAACGGGACACCACCTTCCCAACCTTCGCCGTTACGTTGTTTTTCAAGCATCAAAACAGATGCCGGAGATGCCAGTAGCTGTTCGTCCTTCTCTGACATCTTTTCACCACTCTGAACTCTCTGTAACGCTCTCTCGCGAGCCTTGTTACGCCAGATGATGAAAAGGTTGTCTGTCAGGTCTGTTATCGCTCCAGAGCCTTTTACGTCCATTTTCCCGGTTGGTTTTTCTTCGCTGTCTCCTTTTCGCGAGTGAGTAACGAGAATGACGTGGGAGTTTGTTTTGTTTTTGAAGTCGCAAATCGAGTCAACAAAAGCCTTCTGCCCGTTATAGTCATCGTCGCCTATGCCACATTTCATCAGGCTGTCGATGATGAATAACTGGATCCCGTATCGGCGGCGAGCGTAATCGAATATTTCGATCAGCCTGTCGGCTTTCGCCGTTCCGGTCAGGCCAAACACCCAAAGTCTTTCGTCATAAAATTTAAATGCAGAGTCAATTTCCAGCACTGGCGGCATCTTGCAGCACGTCGCCTGACGGGTAAGGCGCTTAAGGAGAATACCAGGCTTCAGCTCAAGTGACGCGATGCACGTCTTCACTCCCTGACGCATTGCCTCAAGTGCCATATGCCCGACAACCTCCGTTTTTCCGTGACCGTTCACACCATTGACCAGCGTCAACTCTGCCTCACGGAACTGGAATTTATCTGCCAGAGATTCCCACGGTGGATTAAACAGATACTGCTGCTTGCCGTAGAAAGCGTTGATAGTGTCCTGGTAAAACTCTCGCGCACTGTAGAGTTCTTCAGGATCGAAGTAGGATGCCGTGCCGATGTACTGCCAGATTTCATCCTCGGTAACACCGTTCATCAGGCATTCGTTGATGTCTTTGTACGGCAGAGTAACAAGACGGCAACGATGTTCACCGAGTCGGCTTGCGATTTCCCTTGCGGCTTCACGACCAACATCATCAACGTCCATCGAGATGAATATTTCCTCAAACCTGTCGAGGTTGTGGTACTCAAACTCAATCCACTGTTGCTTAGCGCCTTTCCCTCCACCAAACGGCACGGATAACGCCGAGATGCCGTATTGCGCATAGCTCATACAATCAATTTCGCCTTCGCAAAGTACAACCGCCCTCACGCCAGCGTCCAGAGCCTGCCATCCGAACAGACAAGGTTCGCAATCACCTTCTGCCATAATGACTTTCTTCCCGTCCGGGCGCTCAGTGCTGATTCGCTTGACCTGCAACAACTCACCATCGCGTTTGTACGGAAGCACCAGTGCATCAAGTTCTCGTTCTCCATTCCACACCTTGCCGCTGACAACCTCGTAGCGCTTTACGACTTCTGGCGATATGCCACGCGATTGCAGGTACTCAAGATGGGATTCTGTTCTGGTAACGTAGCGGGCGATTTTCTTGCGGTCAGGTCTGGAGAATTTCTTCTCACGTTTGGCATCGAAATGGTGATCGTCATCCTTGATACCGAGAAATGCTTTCGCTTCCTGCATAGCCTGATGCAGGTTAATTCCACGACATGCCATCCACAAATCAAGCATGTCACCGCCGTCTCCCTCAGCGAAATCAGCCCATTTTTTCTTGCCGCTAAGGTTGACCTTAAGGCTGTTTCCCTTGTCACCGTTGACGTTACCGGCAACCCACTCATGCCCCTCTTTCTTGCCGTTTGGCAACAGGTGCGGAGCCACCCTGTCAACCTGCGCCCAAAGCAGGTCGCTGAGTTCACTTGGCCTCATGATTCCCTCAGATTGAGATTTTTAAACCAGAAATCGACAAACGAAATACTTAACCAGCCGTGGTTATAACCAGCGACCAGTAGCGATTTGATTTTTGATTTCATGGTTCACCTGTCGAAAAACACGTAGCCAGTTTTCGATACGGTGATTGCGGATGATGGTTTGGATTGTGGTTGAATAGTTTCTGGCTTCTCGTCGTTCCAGCGCTGACCGTTCAGGTAGCTCGATGGTAACAACCTGTCGAATCCGAACTGCTTACCATTCCTGCATGCGATGTCTTCTGCCAGCATCGTGGCAAACTCGCTTGCCGTACCCCTGGTAGTTTTACGCCATTCCCTGAACTGTGTTCTGAATGCTGAAGCTGCGTTTTTCTTCCCGGCTTTCCGCATGCCTGCACACCAGAATATTTCCTCGAACGCCTTGTCGGTTTCTTCGTGACGGTCAGGAGTTTTTTCACACTCTGTTCGGACATGTTCGAACATAATGTTTTTAGGTTCATTGACTGGTTCAAAAGAGTGATAGGTTCTGGGGGCAGCTCCTGCCCCACCCCCTAGGGCAGCTCCTGCCCCACCCCGGGCAGCTCCTGCCCCACCCCGGGCAGCTCCTGCCCCACCTGATTCTGGTTGGATTTGTTGTGCATTATCCAGCGTCAGATAAAAAACGTTTGACTGGTTAAGCTCTCCTTTTCTTCTGAGTTCCCTTTTCAAAAGCCCCATCTCTTCCAGTGCCCTAATGTGATTTTTTACTGTCGATCTGCTCACCTCACACTGGTCAGCGACATGTTGATATGAAGGCCAGCATTCGCCATTATCATTGGCGTTATCGGCAAGTTTAATCAGAACCAGTTTTCTCAGTGGGTTGCCAACCTTTATATTCATGGCCTTAGCCATAAGATTCATGCTCATTTTGACTTCTCCGAAGTTTTGTACCTGTTAAGTATTTCTCTCAGTGGCACAGCTATTGCTGGATTAACCCCTTGATAAAACTGGTCACGTAGCACATCTTTTCGGTGATTAACGCGTTTATTTTCCTGCGTTTTTCGCATATAATTACCTCGCTGGATGTTGTTAAAATTCCATTTGTATTTGATCAGAACGCTCGGTCTTGCACACCGGGCGTTTTTTATTGGTGAGTCCATCAAGCGCATACTTAAAAGCCCTGCTAATCGGACTGATATCTGATGCCATTCCGAAAGCACACAAGACCGAAGCAATAAATCTCCAGTCCGTTCTGCTTATCTTCGATTCATGACAGCCAATCATCTTTGCCAGACCGCGCTGGGTAAGCGTTGACAGGTTGATGAGTAAATCTGTTTCTGCGCGATCAACGTCGCGCTGTGATAGTTTGCTGTAACTTGTTTGTTCCATTTCTTACTATTTCCATAGGTAAATAATCACTAATACCCATCTTTCGATGGGTGATTAATTAGTTACCGCGTTGTCGGCGGTGCAGATTGATAAAGAGCGGTGTTACTTATGCAGCCAGAAGGTTCTTTTTGCTTATTTCAAGCATTTCGCTTGCTTGATATTTGCCACCAGAAATCTCTTCGATTTTTGATGCGTATTTAGTTTTCCCAAAAAACTCAGTCTTAGGGAGGAAGCCGTTTTTGAGCCACTTATAGACAGCCCTTTCGCTAACTCCACAAGCCTTCGCAACTTCAGGGATGCCGACACCTTTAATCGGCTCATCAAGATTTTGCATAGGAATATCCTTTTTCGTACTTTCAGTACGCATTATGATTGAACTGAAAGTTTTTGCAAGTGCTTTAGTATCGTACTCATGGTTCAGAATGAAAAAGTGCGCAAAGAATTCGCCCAGCGGCTAGCGCAAGCCTGTAAAGAAGCTGGTCTTGATGAACATGGTAGGGGGATGGCCATAGCCCGTGCCCTTTCTCTTTCGTCCAAAGGCGTTAGCAAATGGTTTAATGCTGAGTCTTTACCGCGTCAGGAAAAAATGAATGCGCTTGCGAAATTTCTAAACGTTGATGTTGTTTGGCTTCAGCACGGAACTTCGTTAAATGGAGCGAATGATGAAGATACTCTTTCATTTGTTGGCAAATTAAAAAAAGGGTTAGTGCGCGTGGTTGGTGAGGCAATTCTTGGTGTTGATGGTGCCATCGAGATGACCGAAGAGCGCGATGGGTGGCTCAAGATTTATAGCGATGATCCAGATGCCTTTGGTCTTCGTGTAAAAGGAGACAGCATGTGGCCCAGAATAAAATCAGGAGAATATGTGCTCATTGAGCCTAACACCAAAGTATTCCCGGGTGATGAGGTGTTTGTCAGAACCGTTGAAGGACACAACATGATTAAGGTTCTTGGCTATGACAGAGATGGAGAATACCAATTTACAAGCATTAACCAGGATCACAGGCCTATAACGTTGCCTTATCATCAAGTAGCAAAGGTGGAGTATGTAGCTGGTATTCTGAAGCAATCTCGCCATCTGGATGACATCGAGGCAAGGGAGTGGCTGAAAAGTTCGTGACTTCATCGTCACATAGCTGGTAACCAGTGGCCAGAAGAAACGTTTGGGTGAGGAGGATAGATGGCGTTCACTGACCTTGAATATCAAGCGGTCAAAAAAGAAGTTCACCAATTCATTGAAAGCATAAGGCCGCCTGAACATATCCGCAATGAACTGGATATTGTTTATAGCATCAATGACCAAACGATAGATATCGGCGAACAGCGCCCCGTGTGGCAGGGCAACCCAGGTGAAACAAACATCCTGCCATCAGCAAGAATCAAGTACATACGTTCTCTGGATAGATGGAAAATCTATTGGATGCGGAAGGATATGAAATGGCATCAGTACAGTACTGAACTTTCGCTGACTGATGCGCTTGAAGTTGTTAGGGCTGACCCAGCCTGCTGTTTCTTTAGGTAAGAGAAATAGATTTAGGAGATGAAAGGTCGCAGAGGTGCGGCCTTTTTTATTGAGAGTGGATCTTGAACGGAAATTCTCAAGACTTGAGTCTTGCATGCAAATCAATTCCTGGATAAACTCGATCTGAGTCAATAACTTAGAGAGAGAGCAAATGGCAAAGTCAAACGTTAGCGTGCAGGCATTCAAGGACTTCCTTGAAGAGCTTATGTCGCTGAACATAATGAAGGAGGCCACCGCTCGAAATTTAAAAAACTCATCCGCTCGCCTCTTAACGGTAGTCCAAGAAGAGGAAATGGGTGATGTTACTCAGCTTGATGTGAATGAGCTTGCCGAGCGATACATCAACGCAACTGAGCCGAAGCCTAGCGACAGCAGCATTACTGCATATAAAAGCCGCATGGAAAGTGCAATCAAAAAGTTTGTAGCTTTCCAGTCTGGTGAAGAAATCCCATACACTCCGATTGACAAAGAATCCAGTGAGGAAAAAGATTTGGCTGGCGAACCAACAAAAGTCGAAGGCAAGGCTAATGCACTTCATACCTATGATCTTCCAGTAGTTCTTCGACCTGAATCAGGGGTTACAGTAACGATTAAAGGCATTCCTAACGATATCACAAACGAAGAAGCCGAACGCATCTCTTCAATTCTGAAGGTTTACGTTCGGCCTCAATAATGCAAAAGCATTCAGCACAATGTCCAACTCCCCAGTCCGACATTGATGCTGTTTAACCAGAGCCTCCAAAAGGAGCCCTTGTTAAGGTACACAATATTTGCGATGTAACCTTAGCGCGTCTGGTACATTTTTTCAAGCGGTTGTAGGGCTGCCGCCAATATGAGAAAACACAGATGTCTACATACAATTTGAATGACCAATTCGATCGAGAAGTTCATGTGAATGCCTATGAACGGATAAGGCATGGAAATCTTGAACATGTGTGTGAGCATTATCGCTCAAGGCCACACCGCTAATCATCAACCCGGCCACCGAGCCGGGTTTTCTTTGCCTCACGTTCGCCACACCTAATAACACCATAACCAATTGTATTTATTGAAAAATTGATAGATACAACTTGCTAAACCACGAAATTCTGATCCCTGCCGCATAACCTTCATCCGCAACATTTACAAAAATAAATTTCCTTATATATCAAAATCATATTTCGTAGAGTTAATAAATCACAAAATTTTCGTACCATTAGTTCTTGATAATATCGAACCATTGGTTCATTATTATCGCCATCAGCAGGAAGCTGGAAGCCAAACGGAACAGATTGGCAGGCTCTTTAACTTCGATGGGGCGCTGACAAAGCGCAAACAGATACCAAACGAGATGGGTTTGGCGGTGATGTGAATTGCAGCTGCAACGACAGCAACCAGAAGATCAGCACCTGGCGCATCACCACCAAAGCCATTTCACATGAGGAAAATATCATGACGGTAATCGTGTGCGGGAAATCAACATTTGCAGGAAATGCCAAAACTCGCCGTCATGAGCGGCGCAGAAAGCTGGCTATCGAGCGTGATGCTATATGCAACATCATCGATTCGATCTTCGGCACAGACAGTGAGGAACCTGTTCAGGAAGCCCCGAGAAAACGTTTAAGCCTTTCTGAAAAAGCAATATCACTCGGAAGCCTTCGCTGCAAGAAGGCAGAAGAAGTCGAGCGTAAACAGAACCGTATTTACTACAGCAAGCCACGCAGTGAAATGGGTGTGACTTGCTCAGGCCGCCAGAAACAACGCGGAAAATCAATTCCAGCTTATTACGATTGAGTTGAGATATGGAATTTCATGAAAGTGCGATTTGTGATTTTCGCGCTAACGCAAATTCAGTAAAACCACAGCCAATTGCAGTTCTTTTTAAAACAATGGGTGCGTGGGCTGTTTTATGCTTCGCCTCTGATGACACTGACGCAAGAATGGCAATAGGCCAAGAGATGGACCCGACAAACGATGAATTCATAATTTATGGCGCTCCATCTAATTACTTACTTGATACCTGCAACATTTACAACAAGGCTGCCTGATGGTGGCCTTTATTTTTGGCATAAACAATATGGGGTAAAAATGAAAGTTTTAATGGTTTATGAAAATGTTCCAGAGTCGACTGAAATCTATATTTTTGATGCCAATGAAGATGAAGTTAACGATTTGAAATTGTCTCACGGCAATTACACAAATGCTAATTGTGATGAAAGTATCGAAAAAGCACTATCACGTGTTCTTGTCAGAATTAGTGATCCAGAACATTGTGATGATGATTGGCTTTCTTATTGTGGAGCGGTAAAAACTGATGCAGGAAAATGGAGTAAAAGTAAAGTTGATAACTCAACTCCAATCATTATGAAAGATAGTGATATTGAAATGGTAATAATAACCGGAATGATTATGTAGGCTGCGAATAAGCACTGTGTATTCATTCCAACGAGTGAATACACGGAGCAATGTCGCTCGTAACTAAACAGGAGCCGACTTGTTCTGATTATTGGAAATCTTCTTTTCCCTCCAGTGTGAGGGCTTTTTTATATGCATACCAATAACGCTTCACTCGAGGCGTTTTCGTTATGTATAAATAAGGAGCACACCATGCAATATGCCATTGCAGGGTGGCCTGTTGCTGGCTGCCCTTCCGAATCTTTACTTGAACGAATCACCCGTAAATTACGTGACGGATGGAAACGACTCATCGACGTACTTAATCAGCCAGGAGTCCCAAAAAATGGATAAAACACTTATGGCTATCCAGACTAAATTCACTATCGCCACTTTTATTGGCGATGAAAAGATGTTTCGTGAGGCCGTCGAAGCCTACAGGAAATGGAGGTCAAAATGATTCCGGTAGAACTGGCGAAAACTCCAGAGTTAAGTCGATTAAAAAGAGAATATCACATTGCTGAGGCTCGTTACTGGCGTAAAGCGGGAGATAAATCAAAGAAACAACTTTGTTTATGGCAGGCACAAAGAGAGCGCATGAATGAGCGCGAGTTTCTTTCCTCCCCATCCGAATTACCATTCTGAGGCAAATTATGGGAACTGCGACATTAATACTCGGTGAGTCTGGCACCGGAAAATCAACCAGCATGAGAAATATCAATCCAGAGGAAGCAATACTTATAAAACCAATAGGCAAGCCGCTACCATTTAAATCAAAAGACTGGCTTGCATGGGATTCCAGAGCAAAAAAAGGAACCGTAGTTACCACTGACAAATGGGACGTAATAGTTGCTGTAATTAAGCGTGCTCACGAATACGGGAAAAGAATCGTTATTGTTGATGACTTCCAGTATGTGATGAGCAATGAGTTTATGCGCCGCTCAGAAGAAAAATCGTTTGATAAATTCACTGAGATAGGCCGTCACGCATGGGAGGTCATTAAGGCTGCACAGGATGCGCCTGATGACCTGAGAGTCTATTTTCTTGCCCATACCGAAGAAACCCCTATGGGGCGTGTGAAAATGAAGACTATCGGCAAAATGCTGGACGAGAAAATCACTGTCGAAGGCATGTTTACTATAGTTCTTCGCACCCTTACCCGTGATGACCAGTTCTTTTTCACCACAAAAAACAACGGTGCAGACACTGTTAAATCCCCAATGGGAATGTTTGACTCCAATGAGATTGATAACGATCTCTCTTTCGTCGATGCCACTGTTTGTGATTACTACGGCATCAATAATGTTCATCAAATTAAGGAAAACGCCGCATGAGCAACGTGATTTTTACTTATAACGAAGAGGCAGCACTGACCGCAGGGCAAGGTGGTTTTATTAACGAAACTGGCGCTCATATCATTACCATTACTGAAGCAGAACTAAAGCAATCAGAAAAAGGAGCCAAATTTATTGAATTTTCTGGAGAATCCGACGACGGACGTAAAATCCAATATCTTAGCGTCTGTGTTCAGAAAAATGACGGAACGGAAAATAAATTTGGCGCAAATGTCGTCCACGCCATGATGGGGTGTGCCGGGATTGGACAATTAACGCAACATATGGTTTCCGCCAGTAAATTTGTTGCTCCTGAATTTCATGGAAAGAAAATCGGGTTAGTGCTCCAGAAAGTATTAACCACAAACAAAAAGACTGGCGCAGACAGCTACCAGATGGAAATACGCATCCCGTTTATTGCACAAACAGGTCAAACACTTAAAGAAAAGGCAGAAGGCAAGCAACCAGAAACTATCGCCAACATGGTTGCCAGCCTCAAAGATAAAGACAATCGCTCTAAAAACGTAAGCCATAATCATGCAGATGATTATGGTTACAGCCAGAACGATTACCCTCCTTTCTGATTACTGAAAATAAGGCTCCCATTATGCCAGCGCCTCTGTATGGTGCGGATGACCCGCGCAATTGCTCCGGTAGCTCCAAGGCGGAGGTGCTGGAAAATATCAAAAACATTTTCGACACGTTTATTGATCTGCCACCAGAAACAAAAGCAGAACGGATGTACCGACGCGATATACAACTCGCGTTAAAAGATGAGAAGGACCGAACAAACGAAACAGCAATGAGACCGTTGCGAAAAGCGACAATAGACAAATTCCCTGAATATATCGACCCGCGCCTGCGTAATTACCGCTCACGCTATGGCGCTATCAGTAATGACTGAGGAATTTACCATGAGAGGACTTGCATACAATCCCGGCATTCTTCCGGCAGAAATGATTATTCGCCAGCGCGTAAAGCCAATGCCATCGAGAGAGGAATTGCTTAAGAGAAAGAGTTTCGGTTCTGTTAACGACAACAGATATCTGAATGCGATGTGGCGCAAAGGAGGCAACCAGTGAGCAAGATTGACTATCAGGCACTGCGTGAGTTAGCAAAACAGGCAACACAGGGCGAATGGCGTGCATTCATCTCGCCGGACACTGGTACATATGCGGTGCACACGCCCGGTGATGAACGATGCGAAGATGTTATCAAATGGCCTGGGTTTGATGGACAGAAAAAAGCTGCTGCTAATGCTCGTTATATCGCAGCTTTCAACCCTGAAGTAGTGCAGGCACTGCTGGATGAACGGGAAGCCCAAAACAAGTGTATCGCAGAACTGGAAAAAATCGCCACTGACTATGCACTGAAATTTCAGAAAGCCCAGGACGCATTAAAGTACGTTGTTTTGATGCGCAAATCAGAGCAGGAAGCCGCAGATAACAACCTTATTGATAGTGAATGCCATGTTGCTGAACTGGAAGAAGCGCTACGCGATAAGCAGGCGTTACTTGAAGCATCAGAGAAGCGCATAGCAGAACTGCGAGACTGGAATGCTGGGCTGGCACAGGAGTCATTAACGTATCAGCAGAGGGTAGCAGAACTGGAAGTAATCAAATCCGCTGCGGAAAAACTGGTTCGCTGTAAAGGCCGCTATCACAGTGAGCAAAACTATCGTGCACTGGCAGCGTTGTTTGGCGTAACAGTGCCAGATTTACCGCCACTGGAAGCCGAATCTGTAAGCCAAACTTACAAGTTGAACGAGCTGTCGGGCAACTCTCCGGTAACTCCGGATGGTTGGATAAGCTGTAGTGAGCGAATTCCCGCTCAAGACGATTGGGTTTTAATTTATTCAAAGCACGGCGAGTATATGGCAGGACAGGTACAAGGGGAATACGTGGAGTTGAGCGACGGCACTTTATC